CGTGCAAGCGTCACCAGCTTGGACGGCGACACCGGCACCGATAACGACCTGGCAAGCCAAAGCACCTACTTCATTCAGACGCGCGCAATCACGTCTAGTCTGTTGCACGACCAGGGCGAACTAGACCCAGCCGCCGCCTACCTACTAGTGCCCGACCCGTCGCCCCGGTTCACCAGTGTGGCCACCAACTTTGCGCTACTCACGTCACTGCAACGCGACGCCGTAGCCCTGGTAGATATCGGCGACACAATTACCATCGAAAAAGACGTGCTCGGGTTCGGCCCGCTAGCCGAAGAACTAGCCGTGGAAGGCATCGACGCGGTAATTGACTTCGCGCAAGGCCACACCGTCCGGTTCTACACATCGCCAACCACCGTGGTATTCCAACTGATTCTGGACGACCCCGTCTATGGCGTGCTGGATAGCACGAACGTGCTCGGCTAGGCTTGCCGTATGGGCGCCAACGCACAGACCACCGTTCCGACGTTCACCGCGTCGCAGGTCCTTACCGCCGACCAGATGAACCAGAGTGCGCGGACTGGCGTGCCAGTGTTCGCCGATACGACGGCACGCGACGCCGCGTTCGGTGGAAGCGGAGAAAAAACACTGGCCGAAGGCCAACTCTGTTACCTCGAAAGTACCGACAAGGTGCAGTTCTACAACGGCACGTCTTGGGCTAACCTTGGAAGCGTGACAAACGTAGCCGCCTTTTCCGCGTCTGGTAGTTGGACAGTACCGGCCGGCGTGACGTATGCGATCGCGCACATTCGCGGCGGCGGCGGCGGTACAGGCGGCTCAACGGCTGGCGGTAACGGCGGTACAAGTTCGGTTGCGTTCTCAGGCGGTACCGTATCTGCTACGGGCGGCAACGCTGGCGGAACAACTGCTGGCGGTGGCGGCACTAGTTATTTGTCAATAGCGGGCGTTGCAAATAGTGGCGAAGGCGGTTGGACATCGGGAGCGGTTTCGGGCGTTGCCGACAAAGTTTCCAAAGGTGGCAACGGTGCCTACATTGTTGCGGGCGGTGCAGTAACACCCGCCGCAAGTATTACCGTTACGGTAGGTGCTGGTGGTACGGCAGGTACTAGCGGCGCGGCAGGCGGTAGCGGCTACATATGGATTGAGTACCAAGTATGAGCGAACGCACCGTAGCAGTTGTCGAGCCGAACGTAACCAACGGCATCGTCGTAAATGTCGAAGTTGTGCCAAGCGATTGGACTAACACCGACCCCGCGCACCTCATCGAATACACACCCGAACAGCCGGCCGCAATCGGTTGGGCCGTAGTTGACGGTGTCGTAATCGTGCCACCACCACCGCCGGAACCCGACGACGAATAACGCAGCGCCCTTACTCACTGGCGGCAAGAAACTGAGCACAACATGAACGGAAGCACCGCACAAGGCGTCGACCAGACAGTAAAAGGCGGCGTCCTCGGACTGTTCACCTACTTCGGCGCCAAGTACAACGTCGACCCGGGCTTGCTCGCCGTTGCAATGCCGCTACTCGCCGGCGTCATGGCGTTCATATCCTCAAAAATTGGCGACCCGCACCTCGCGTCGCTATTCAGTGGCAAGAAAAACGACGCCGCAAAATAATGCCCGCGCCGTACGTCGTACCGACCTACCCGGTCACGGCCGGCAAATTACCAGGCACCGAAGAATGGGCCCGACAAGCTGCAACACATTCGCAAGGCGCGCTGTGGAATAACGGCACCTGGGTGCATCGTGACATTCGCGGCAAGCCCGGCCAAGTGTCGAACCATGCGCGAGGCGTGGCGCTGGACTTGTCGTATCGGTTCTACCCGGCACAAAACAAAGGCACTACCGACGGCCGCGCCAAATCGTTGGCGTTCATGCGCACCGCCCTGGCCAACTGGCAGACGTTAGGTATCGCCCTGGTGATTGACTATTGGCCGCAACCGTTCGGCCGGTCCTGGCGTTGCGACCGCGAAACGTGGCGCAAGGCCACCGCGCCAACATTCAGTGGCGCCCCGGGTGGCGATTGGTGGCACGTCGAACTGACCCTGGAACTGGCAACCGACCCGAAAGCCGTCCAGAAAGCGTTCGCCAAGGTATTCACCACACCATGACACCGACCCGCTACGGTCGTTAGCACAACTCAAAAGGAAGGCAGCAACCTGATGACCGAACCAACCCCCGACCCCGTCGTAATCTTTTACGAGGTATTCACCGGCACCATGCCAGACGGCCAGCACGTCATGGTGCAAATATTCCGCAAGAAAGGCGAGGACCGTTCCATGCTTGCGCAATTGGCGTTCCGTTCCGACAAGTGGGCGACCTGGGGCGTACCGGTACGCCTTGAAGATAGTCACAGCGTCACAGAAACACCCGTGGCATGAACGCCGGCATCGTCAGCCTTGCGGCCCTACTCACGTCAGCACTCACCGGTTTGTCGTTCGTCATAGCCCCGCTACCTGACGCCGACCGGATACCGCCGGCAGTGTACGAAAGCACCGAAACCCCCGAAACCACCCCCACGGCACCCCGAAACAGCGCTCCACAGCCCCTAGGACGCGACGAAACACCTACCCCCGCACCCATAGCACCCGGCGACTGCCAAGCGTTCGTAGGGCTTGCCTGGACCCTAGGTTGGCCCCAGGAAGAACTGGACACCCTCGAGCGAATCATGCGCAAAGAAAGCGGGTGCCAACCCGACGCAATCGGCGACAAAGCCCTAGGCGGTTCCTACGGCCTCATGCAGGTGCACATTCCGACGTGGTGCCTACCCTCAAAGTATTGGCCGGCCGGTTGGCTCGCCGTGCACGGTTCGGTCAGCCCGGACAACTGCATCGCCCTACTTGACCCGGCCACCAACCTGGCCGCCGCGCTACTCATTCAGCGTGAAGGCGGCTGGCCACAGTGGAGTACCTGGCCGTGAACCCGCGCTGGCATGAGTACGAAGCCCTAGTCCGTGACCTGGCCGACCTGGCCGACAACAGCCCCGACCACCACACCGCCGTCAGCGCCGCCCGCGCCTTGGCAATTATGACCTGGCAGCGTGCCGTAATCGAAGAACTACGCGGCACCGTCGCAACGCTCGAACAATGGGCCGGTGTTCGCGCTTGACATATCGCACATATGACGCCACGCAACTTCGCAAAGGCGTACTCGTGCCACTTATGCCGCACGAAGTAACAGCGCTACGCGAACACGCCGACCAGGTACGCCACAACGCCAACCTCATCGGTGCCAAGCACCGGCACGCCTGGAACCCGACCAGTGAAGAAGAACAGCGCCGGCAGCTTGTCGGCTGGCTGGGCGAACTCGCACTTGCCAAGCACTTCGGCGTCGAGTACGGGTTCGCAACGAACTACGACAAGACACGCCACGACGTTGCAGGCGTAGAAGTTCGCAGCACCAAACACTTCGACGGCCACCTCATTACCTACCCGGACGACAAGGCCGCCCCGTTCGTCCTGGCGTTAGTGCACCGCATAAGTTTCTACAAGTTCGACGTCGTGCTCGCCGGGTGGATTGACTTGCACGACGCCAACACCCCCGAACACTGGCGTACCAATATGCGCGCACCCGGCTACTTCACACCGCAAGCCGCGCTGCACCCCATGGCTACACTTTCACACACGAAGCAAAAGAGAGGCAGCAACCTATGGCTTGGCAACTGAATGACTACGTGGACGTTCCGCACCGGCTCAAAATATTGGCGGAGAAGTTTCCGGACGTGCGCATCGTAGAAAGCGAACCTGCGGTGCGCGTGCTCGGCAATCGTACGTTCATCGAAGTGAAGGTAACGGCGTGGCGTTCACCTGACGACCAACACCCGGCCGTCGCATACTGTTGGGAGCCCTTTCCGGGTGATACGCCCTATACGCGCGACTCGGAACAGATGAACGCAGCCACGTCAGCCTTGGGCCGCCTGGTGGCCGTCATGTTGCCGGGCGCGTTCGCCAAGCTTGCAAGTACGAACGAAGTGTTTCACCGTGCCGGACCGCCAAGCAAGCCGAAACACGTTGGCCCGGTGCCCGTTGTCGGCGGTGGCCCGGACCCGTGGGACGACGTACCGTCGCACGATGAGCAAGTGCAAGCAATTGTGGAACGTGAACGCGAAAAAAAGAAGGCCGCAAGTGCTGGCAGTGCCATTACACAGCCACAGATGAAGATGTTGGGCGCGACCGCTAAGCGTAAAGGGCTTACGCAAGCAGAGGACCTTAGACAGTTCTGCGTCGACACGATTGGCCGCGACATAACTGGCGCCCGCGACCTAACAAAGGGC